TATAACAATTCACGGAGATCATACTTTAGAAATTACTACTCCTGTGGGATATACAAGTGATCTAGCATCAGTACCAAAATTTTTATGGTGGTTGATCGCGCCATTTGATGTAGCCCGCGCGGCGGTAATACACGACTATTTGTATGATGCTATAGAAGCACAATCTTCATGCACACCAACCTTATATAAAAAGAGAATAAGAAAAGCGGCAGATGATGTTTTCCTTTTAGCGATGACAGCATCTGAACCAAAAATAGCTAATTGGAAAATCAAACTTTGTTATACAGCTGTTAGAATATTCGGTGGATTTAACATTAAAGGATATAATAATGTCTGAAGACAAACTATTACAATTGGATTTAAAATTGGATAACATACATTTATTTCTTGCAAAATTTGATGAAACTGTAACCCATCTACAAGAACTTGTTGTATCGGTAGATAAGGTGGCTGCACTCCAAGAACAACGTATAGCCGCATATGAAAAACAACAAGAAGTAATCCATAAAAGAATATATTCAGTACGTGAAGAATATGAAACAAAGTTTGAGAAGTTACAGGATAAACGTAACGTAGAACATAAAGAAGTGCTTGAAAGAATTACACTCAGCGAGAGAGAATTGGCTAAATGGAAGTGGTTGGTTATAGGTGGGTTTAGTGTGTTATCTTTTATTGGTGCTCTTACATCTTATGTAGGTTAATATTATTGTTCAAAACGACATGGTCATTATACCATATACCAAGAAACCTGTCAATAGGTTTCTCATCAAAAACAAAACATAATTACTACTCAAGGATGAATTCTAGGTTTGACACCACGTGCTAGGTATGGTATAATGGTGTAATGAATGGAGGATTTTGTTATGTCTATGTGGATCGATGTGAAATATGCGTCATTTTTGGCGCGTCAACTTGATAAGTGGCAACAGCTCAACACACAGCCTTTTCTTGCTAAATTTAGATGTCCAATTTGTGGTGATTCACAAAAGAACAAGAGTAAGACTCGTGGATTTCTTTTTGTTAACAAAAACGGACTATCTTTCAAGTGTCATAACTGTTCGGAATCTCATTCTTTTTATTACTTTTTGCGCCTAGTATCGCCTGGGTTAGCGGATGAATATAATGCCGAGAAGTATTTCGAGCAGAATCAGGACAAACCACCCACACCGCCTGAACACAAGAAAAAAAGCGCGGCCGAGAAACCGGTCTTTTCAAAGAAGAACGCACTTGAAGAAACGTTCATGTTTGTGGCCGAACTACCTAAGAGACATCCCGCAAAACAATATCTTGATAGTCGTAAGATCCCATTAAAGGGTCAGCATAGACTTGTATATATAGATGACATTGATAGGTTGGGTGAATCTCTTGGTATTTACATGAAGAAGAAAATCCGTAATCGTATCGGTATTCCTTTTCATCGGCTTGATGGTAAACTTAATGGGCTTACATGTCGCGCTTTAGATGATGATACATTTAGATATATGACTATGAAGTTTGATGATGAACCCAAGTTCTTTGGTGCACATCTCGTGAAAAAGAAACAGGACATCTTTGTGACTGAAGGTGCCTTTGATAGTCTTTTTCTTGATAATGCAATGGCTGTTGGTGATTCGGGTTTGACAAGAGTTCAGAGTATTTTTAATACAGATCAATGCATTCTTGTTTATGACAATCAACCGCGTAATAAAGAAATCGTTAAACTTATGCTCGATGCATGGTATAAGGACTTCCGTGTTGTTGTTTGGCCCGATACAGTTGTTGAGAAGGATATTAATGAGATGGTACTTGCGGGTCGTGATGTTAAGTCTATCGTAAGAGACAACATCTTCGCAGGTCCCGAATTGAGACTTAAAATTGGTGAATGGAGAAGAGTAGTTACATGAAAACTCTACAATATGAGAATGAAATAGAACGACTAACAGAATTTGAATTAGTCTGGACGGTAATACATCTTCGGACCGGCGCAATTCTTTTTGGTAAATTCTATAAATGGTATCCAATACAAGTTGTGTTGTTTGGTAAAGTCAGAAATGAATCATCGCTTTTAGATTCATTTGTTATTGGCAGGAGAAAAGATGTAGGCACCTGCACAGAAATATATTTTACTGAAGAGGATGCTCAAGCGGAGGCCGATAAATTAAATGAATAAGTACTATATCAAAAGCTCAATGATTGATGTTGCGGCGGGTCTTGCGCGAGCTGATGCATTGACTCGATTGTATACACTTGCCGAGAATCAGAAGACAGTATCAACATCTGTGTTACTTGATGAACTTGATTTCGCAGGCGAGTTTTTGAAGATTGCCGCTCTTAAAATGCGCCAAGGTGCAGATTTGATTAAGGAGTAAATTATGGTTACAGAAAATTTTGATTTGGACGGCATCATCTATCCCATTGAGTACACAATAGAAGAGGCTCGTGTTGATTTCAGGGTGCGCGAGGCCGAAGATTCAAGGTACATTTTGCTCTCAGGATACATAAAATGGGATGGGTGTTCTGATTGGTTTTTGGGTGAACATAACAAAGATAATAACACGCACATGATGGCTCACTTTTGTGGTCGAGAACAATTTGGTGATATCTCTAAATTGTTAGATAGATGTTGGATGATTTGTGAAGAAAATGATAGAATATGGGGTTAGATTATGGAAATTGGAGAAGGGTTGTTACATGAAATATTTTATAGAAATAGGGTCAAACAATTTTGATACTCTATTACCATTAGCTGAAAATGATTGGAGCGGTGTAATAGTAGAACCTATCGAAAAATATCTAAACACATTACCAAAATTAGATAATGTAAAATATATTAATGCGGCAGTCACTGATAATGATGTACCAGCGATGATGAGTGTTTATAACGAAGATGTTTGTATAAAAGATTCTGATTTTCGTGGAATGTCTACGTTAGAAACGCACGGTGTTGTAGAAGTTAATGCTCATTTGATACATAAAGAATTGGTAAATTGTATTACTTATGATAGGTTAACAAGTGAATATTGTGCCGATTTTACGCAACTAGATTTTTTGAAGATAGATACTGAAGGTCACGATCTCAAAATTCTACAAGCAGTGGATTTTAACAGTGTCTTACGCCCTCTGATTATTAAAATAGAACATAAACATTGTGATGGATTGCAAATTACTGATTTGCTTAAATCAAATGGTTATTTTGTTATGCCAGAGCGTTATGACATTTATGCCATTTCGTTTAAATGAGGGAATTGTTGCATGAGCCCTATACAAATTGGAGGATGAATAGATTATGGAAATTGGAGCAAAATTAGTTGCTTTTACAGTACCAGTCGAATCACTTAAACAAGAAGGTGTGAAATTACCAGAAGAATTTGTGGCATATTGTGCGCGGGTAAGCAATCCCGGTAATCAATTGAATACAGAAACAGCAAGCAAACTACTTGATTACTGTGCGCGCAACAATCATTGGTCTATCTTTGAAATGGCTAATGCTGTTGTTGAACTTACCCTGACCCGTGATATTGGGCGCCAGGTGTTACGACATCGTTCTTTTAGTTTCCAAGAATTTAGCCAACGTTATGCTTCCGTTGAAAACATGACACCTATTCTTAGTCAAGCAAGACTACAGGACCCCAAGAACAGACAGAACTCTATTGATATTAACGATGCACAACTTGATGCTTGGTGGACAAGCGCTCAAATTTCGGTTTGGTATGATGCGATGAACGTCTATAAGGAAGCATTAGATCGAGGTATTGCAAAAGAAGTTGCCCGAAAGGTTATGCCTGAAGGTCTTACTCCATCTGTTATGTACATGAACGGAACGCTGCGATCGTGGCAGCATTACATTAGTTTACGGACTGGTAATGGAACGCAAAAAGAACATATTGATGTTGCCCGAGCATGTGCCTATGCTATTGCTCCAATTTACCCTAGTATTATCGAGTGCGTGAAATAGCATATATAAGTTACTAACTATAACAATAAGGAAACAGAATGCAGCATTACGGCATTACAATTGATCCAAACAGAGATTCGTTATTTGATGAAAACGGTATCCAACGCTTAAAAGATTCATACATGACACCCGAGGAAATCTCTCCACAAGAGCGATTGGCGTTTGTATCTAAAACTTTTAGTAGTAATCCAGAACACGCCCAACGCCTGTACGATTATTCATCAAAACATTGGCTTTCATATTCAACACCAATTCTATCCTTCGGGCGCACAAAGAATGGTTTACCGATTTCTTGTTATTTGAATTGGATTCCAGATACGTCGGCTGGATTAGTTGATACATTAGCTGAAACTAATTGGCTGTCAATGATGGGTGGTGGCGTAGGTGTTGGGTTTGGTATTCGTTCATCAGATGATAAGTCAACTGGAGTAATGCCACACCTTAAGATGTATGACGCTTCATCTTTGGCTTATAGACAAGGAAAAACAAGACGAGGTTCTTATGCTGCGTACCTTGACATCAGTCACCCGGATGTGCTACAATTTCTAGAGATGCGGAAGCCTACTGGTGACCAAAATTTCCGGTGCTTGAATCTTCATCATGGAATTAATATCTCCGATGATTTTATGCATTTAATAGAAAAGTCTATGGTCGACCCAGATGTTGATGATACATGGGAACTTAGAGACCCACACAACAATGATGTAATTGATACTATTGGTGCACGAGATTTGTGGCAGCGTATACTTGAGATGAGAATGCACACCGGTGAGCCATACTTACACTTCATTGATACATCTAATGAAAAACTTCCACAATGGTTAAAGGATGCTGGGTTAAAGGTTAGACAGAGTAATCTTTGTTCTGAAATTATACTACCAACCGATGATGAGCGCACCGCGGTCTGTTGTCTTTCATCTGTTAATCTTGAACATTTTGATGAATGGTCTAAAAACAAGAAGTTTCTACATGACATACTTGAGATGCTTGATAATGTTCTCCAGTACTTCATTGATAACGCACCTGATACTATATCAAGAGCTAGATATTCAGCAATGATGGAACGTTCAGTTGGCGTTGGCGCACTTGGATTTCATGCGTATCTTCAAAAGATGTGTATGCCATTTGAATCAGCACTTGCTAAATCAGCCAACATTAGAATGTTTAAACATATTAGAGCTGCACTAGATAAGGCAAATATTGTGTTAGCAAAAGAACGTGGTGGTGCACCAATGATTGATTCACTACGGTGCTCGCATGTGATGGCTGTTGCGCCTAATGCGTCTTCGTCAATTATTATGGGTAACACAAGTCCAAGCATTGAACCGTGGCGTGCAAATGCATATAGACAAGATACGTTAAGTGGCTCTTTTCTTAATAAAAACAAATACTTAGATGCTTTACTCATTGCTAAATGCAAAAAGGATGGTACACTCGATTATGAAAAGCTTTGGTCTTCGATTATTGCGAACGATGGTTCTGTGCAGCACCTTAAATGCCTTGATGAATACGAAAAAGATGTGTATAAGACCGCTATGGAGATTGACCAACGTTGGGTCATTGAACACGCCGCGGACAGACAACATTATATTGATCAAGCACAATCTCTTAATGTGTTCTTCAGACCAGATGCAAATATCAAATACTTACACGCGGTGCATTTCTTAGCTTGGGCTAAGGGGCTCAAGACTATGTATTACTGTCGTTCCGAAAAGATCGGTAAGGCAGATAAAGTATCACGTCGAATCGAACGTGAAATCATTAAGGAGCTTGATATGAACGCACTCGTAGAAGGTGAAGACTGCATCGCTTGTGAGGGATAGTGAGGGATAAGATATGTTAAATGAATGTGTATGTGGAAGTATTAACACACTGGTAGCCAAAAAGACTACAAACAAAGTAGAACATAATGGAATTTTTGGTGAAATAGATATGCATTATAGTGAATGTATGAAGTGTGGGTCCGAAGTCTCTAACGCAATGCAGACCGCGACTAATAATTTTCTCATGGAAGAGTTTAAGAAGAGTGTAATTGATAGCGAGGTTGGAAATGAATAAAACAGCAATTGCGTTTCATTCATTGGGTAACGGTAGGCACTGCACTGATGGGTTTGGGTCAGCATATTCTGCTTGGTGTAAGTTCAAAGACACCGCGGATTATATTCCATGTGTGCATAATGAAGATGCGCCAGTCTTTGATGGTTATGAAACTGTATACTTTGTTGACTTTGCGTATCCCTTAGAATCAATGTTAAAGATTGCTGCAAAAGTAAAGAAGGTTGTTGTTATCGACCACCATATAACAAACATAAAAAATTTGAAGAATCTTACCACATTGGTTGACAACGTTGAATGTGTATTTGATTTAGAGCGCTCGGGTGCTATGATGACATTCAATTACTTCTTCCCCGAAAAGAAACCTTGCTGGTTGTTATACTATATTCAAGATAATGACCTATGGCAGTTTAAACTTGATAACTCTAAGGCTATCACAAGAGCATTGCGTACATATGAGCAAGACTTCGAGGTATGGGAACAGTTGATGAGAAAGGAGGATATCGCATATCAAGTAATGATCAACAAGGGTCTACCACTTGAATATGAGTTTGAACGCAATGTGAATATGCTTATGAAAAATGTTGGTTATGTTGTTCTAAATGGCCAGTGTGTCAAAACTGTAAACTGTCCTGTTGAATTTAGTTCAGAGGTTGGTAATGCAATTACTAAGTTTAACGATACTGAATTCGGTGTTGCTTATTCACTTATTGGTGATGAAGTAATTGTATCACTTCGTTCGGTTGGTGACTTTGATGTTTCTGCTGTTGCCCAACTGTATGGAGGTGGTGGCCACAAGAATGCCGCGGGGTTTAAGATGTCACTAGCAGATTGGCAGGCGTGCGTTAAACAGGCTTATCCCAGGCAATGGCGTTGCGTTTAATGAATATCGCTATATACTTAAGTTGCTTTGCTTTGTTTCAAGTGGTATACCTGTGCAAGTTTACATTTGAATTAGGAATAAAATGTGGCTTTGATGAGTCTAATATGGAAGAGCCTGATTATCGTAAACTTGACTATATAAGCAAGAGTTTTGTTATTACATCTATACTCGCCTTTATCACATTTGGAATGAACCTATGAGTTTAGATTACCAAACCCGCGCCACGACATATATACAAAAGGAATTGTTGTGTATGAGTGCATTGTTAAATGAAGCCACGGCTAAAAACATAGAATTAGAGGAAAGATGATAATGAAATTGACTGATGAAAGGGCCTACTTCAAGCCATTTAACTATGCATGGGCGTATGACTTTTGGCTTAAGTCCGAACAATCACATTGGTTATTCGCTGAAGTAGCAATGCTTGAAGATACCAAGGATTGGAAGAACAAACTTTCCCAAGAAGAAAAGTATTTCTTAACTCAAATCTTTCGGTTCTTTACACAATCAGATATTGATGTTGCTGATGGATATGTAAAGAACTATCTACCTAAATTCCCTCAACCAGAAGTACGTATGATGCTTCTTAGTTTCGCGGCGCGAGAGGCAATCCACATCGCGGCATATTCTCACCTCATTGAAACACTGGGTATGCCCGACACTACATATAACGAATTCTTTGAATACGATCAAATGAGAGAGAAGCACGAATACTTCAGGAGTTTTATCAACAATGGTGGAGATGATGAAGCTTCTACTGTAATTAAGATGGCGGCTATTACAGCTTTCACCGAAGGCCTTGCTCTATTCAGTTCATTCATTATGTTACTTAATTTTGCGCGGCATGGTAAGATGCGCGGCATGGGCCAAATTATTACTTGGTCTATTGTAGACGAGACAATGCATGTTGAAGGTGTTACTAAACTATTTCGTACATTTGTTGAAGAAAATAGACATGTATGGAACGATGAACTTAAAAGTAAAATCTATTCAACAGCCGAGACTATGGTTGAACTTGAAGACCAATTTGTAGACCTAGCATTCAAGATGGGTGATGCCGAAAACTTGACCGCAGATGAAGTTAAGAAATACATTCGTTACATTGCAGACCGGCGGTTGATTGGATTAGGTATGAAAGGTATATATAAAATCAAGAACAATCCACTACCATGGGTCACTACAATGATTGAAGCGCCTATCCATACTAACTTCTTTGAGTCACGTGCCACTGATTATGCTAAGGGTACATTGAAAGGCACATGGGAGGATGTTTGGGCATGATAATAATTGATAATTTTATAAAAGACTTAGATTTTCTTAAAAAAATCGAAGTTAATGAAGACTTTTGGAGAGGAGGTTATTCGTGGTACGACGGATGGTGGGGGCAAAAGGCAAGTAACCTACGAGAAGAATTGATTGAAATGTTATGGGCAGAAAATTCACCGCATCCTTCTGTTCACACCGCAGGATTTGAACACTGGACACACACATTTGATTATACTAATGTACAAACTAAATTAGACCGCGAATGGGCGTTATCATTACATTTTGATAAAGATGAAAAGTTGTGTGCTGATGAAAACCGCTTTGTTAGCCCATTAATTGGTACAGTTTTTTATCCATGTCGTGAAATCGACGAGTTGCAGGGAGGCATGTTGTATCATTGGGAAAAGTTCCCACCTCAGAGAGCACAGGACAATGGGCTTTTTTGGCCAGAAGAAGAACCTGAAATTATTAAGCCTAAATTCAATAGGTTAATAATTTTTGATGCAGGGTGCTTACACGGAGTTAGTAAAATCATTTCAGGCAGAAGGCGCGCCATTGCAATTAATTTATGGGATAAAAAACCCACTGAATTTAATGACTAATGAAGTTAAAAGGAAAAAAATATGCCAATGAGTTTTATTTTAGACGATGTCTCATGCGAGGAATGTGGCGCTATTATGCAGATACATCACAATGAGACATATACCCCGACATTTTGCCCGTTCTGCCAATGTGAACTGTTAACACATATGGATGTAGATGATGATATGCCTTGGGTTGATATGGATAATGATGAATTAGATGAGGATAGATAGAAAGCATAAATACTCTTAGGTAACTAGGGGTATGTTATGGTTGATTATGAAAATCCTTGGATGTTTAATGGTAAGCCGTTTACATCGATGGACATAGGTGATAACATTGGTTTTGTGTACATCATAGAAGATGTATATGGCAAGAAGTATATTGGCAAAAAGATTCTTATGTCGAAACGACGACTACCTCCGCTGAAAGGTAAAACCAGAAGACGAACGAAGATTGTTGAGAGTGATTGGAAAAAGTATTACGGTTCTTCAGAAGTACTAAATGAAAATGTAGCACAATATGGTGTTAACAGTTTTCAACGAACAGTATTACATCTGTGTAAAAAGAAAGGCGAAATGAGTTATCTTGAGTTACATGAACAGATAACAAGAAATGTGTTGTTTGACGATGCGTATTACAACGGGATCGTGCAAGTGAAAATACATCGATCTCACGTACAAGGATTAAAGGAATGGGCCCTTCAAACGAACAAACAACAAGAGTCTTTCAGCCGAATAGAGAATATTATCTAGAATATCCAGAGTTTAATAGGACTCTACCTGAACCCACAACCGAGAATGTTAATCTTGGTGGATTTTCAATCAATACAGGACTTGTTTGGTATTGGGAAGTTTCTATAGTTATATGCGTTCTGTTACTTGTCTATTCAGCGAAGAAAGGTATTGACTATTGGTTTGTAAAACGCGAACGTAAAAATTCAATATCACTCAACAGAAATGATGTAGTTACCGAAATTCCAAGTTTTAAAACTATTTTTATGAAAAAGGGCCAAAAATGAAAGTAAGTGAACAAGCACTTAATAGAATTGATTTAATACTTAATGGCGATGGAATGGGTTTACTATCACAAAAAGATAAGGTATTTAGAATCTCTGTAGAAGGTGGTGGCTGTTCTGGATTTAAATATGAATTTGGGTTGACAAGTCCTGAAGATGATGATATAATAGTACAAGATGGTATAGTTACTGATCCACTTAGTGTAATGTATTTAGAAAATAGTACGTTAAACTTTAAACAAGATTTATTCATGTCTACATTTGTGATTGATAACCCAGACGTCAAGACAACATGCGGGTGTGGTGAAAGTATAGGATTTTAGAATATGGAATTTAATATTGTTGGCTTAGATAAAAGTGAAAAAGATACGTTTGATGAAGTAATGAATAACAATCAAATGTCTCTACTCGGAAGAGAAGCTATTTATTCGTACTTTGGAGATGGTAAGAAATATTTGGAATGGGGTTCTGGTGGTTCGACTTTATGGTATATTGATGAAGTAATTAAAAACAAAGTCAATACGCAAATTATTAGTGTTGAACATCATGCAGATTGGTATAACAAAGTAAAATCCGCGGTAGATAACCACCTTGCGCCAAGTGAAGAACAATTCTTATATCTTCACAAAGAAGCACCGTGGTCTTCTATAACTTTTAATAGTCCACAGGGTAATATTCCGTTTAACGTAGTATCTACTCCATTTGAAGAAGTGACGGCAGGTCTAGCTGAATATATAAATCCACCAGAAATTGATTTATCTGATATTGATGTCTTTTTAGTAGATGGCCTTGGTCGAGGGGGTTGTTTAGCTACAATTAAAGCTTCAATCAAAAAGGATGCTGTTGTGTTTCTACATGATATTGACGGTCGAGAATCTTGGTATCAATGGGCTTTAGATCTTTGGTTAAAAGATTACAGCATTGAATATGTCTATCACAACTTAATTAAATTGGTGCCTAATGATTAATGTAGTATGCGTTAAAACAGGTGATAAGTTTAGCGATGATTATGTACTCAACCTACAGGAAGGTGTTACAAAGAACGTTACTGTAAATCACAAATTCTTTTGTTACACCGATAAACCAGTCCCTGGTGTGGAGTGCATCGAACTTCCCATGGATCTAGGTGGTTGGTGGAACAAGATGCAATTGTTCAGTCCAGAAACAACTATCAGAAACGATACAAGTCGGTATGTTTACTTTGACCTAGACACACTCATAGTAGGGAATCTCGATTGGTTGATGGGTTATCCTGGCGTGTTTGCGGGCATCGAAAATCTTGGTATACACAACTCTAAGTATGAAGATGTTACACAATACAAAAACCAATTTCAAAGTGGTGTGATGGCATTCAATAAATGGAACCATAACATAACCGTTCTTTGGGATTATTTCTATAAGAATCGTGAACACATTATGAAGAAGTTTAATGGTGATGGCGAGTTTCTAAACGACTTTGTTCTAAGTCGCCACCTGCTTCAAGATTATTATCCCGGTAAAATCACTTCATATAAATATCAAGCATATGAGCATGGTTTACCACCAGCCTCGGCTATTCTTTGTTTTCATGGTCAACCAAGCGTTAAAGAAGCAATGACAACAACAGTTCGTCCGTGGGGTGTTGAGTATGAACCTCGTGAATGGGTAAAGGATTATTGGAGCGTATAATGGCCGTAATAACCACTGAAAATTTGAAATCTCTTTTACAACATGCTTCAAAAGTAGAAGGCGATGTTATGGAGATAGGCGTCTTTGTTGCAGAAACATTTCATAGACTTGCACCTATGGCAAACTCTATAGACCGCAAAGCATTTGCTTTAGATAGTTTTTGTGGTATGGATGACGCCGGAGAGTTTGATGGTGATAGTTATCCAAAAGGAAGATTAAGTTGTGATGGTGTGGAAAATTTTGAACGTATAATGACAAGATATGGTAGTGGTAATAGTGATTACGAATGCTTCGAAGGTTATATACCAACGTGCTTTGAAGCATTCGATGAAAAGTATCCTGATCATAAATTGTGCTTCGCTCTGGTTGATGTGGATCACTATGAACCTACCGTGAAATCTTTAGATTGGATTTGGGGTAAAATATCCACAAACGGAATTTTAGTATTGGATGACTATTTCAGAGGAAAGGATATGTTGGCATCCAAAGCAATAGAAGAATGGATACCTAAACAACATTTCATGGATTACAAAATTCACGCGCTAATTGACAGTCAGTTGTATATGGAAAAACTATGAAGATTGCTATTTTAACACCATCACGACAACGTGCTGATCAATATGAGAGATTTGAGAGTTCCGTCTTTGATCTACAATCAGGTGATAATGAGGTGAAGTTTTTTGTATACCTAGACAATGATGATCCGGAACTTGATAGCTATTCACGGAATAGTAGAAGAGATGATAGACGACGAACATCTTGTGGTGAACCTATTTCAGTTTCAATGTCATGGAATGTCATCGCTGAAAAAGCAAAGAATTGGGGTGCTGATATTCTCATAATGGGCAACGATGATCTCATTTACAGAACAGAAAATTGGGATCGCATTCTTTGTGAAAAGATTAAAGATCTACCTGTCGATGACATTTGGTGTGCATGGATGGATGATCTTATTAATGGCGAAAAGCATTGCGCATTTCCAATTATCCCGATTAAAGTGTATGATATTTTAGGGTATTTCACGCCTGGATGTTTCAACTTTGGGTATAACGATACTTGGTTATTTGATATCTTTAATCGTATAGAACGCACCTTTTACATCAAAGAAATTGTTGCGGAACATATGCATGTAGCAATTAACAAACAAGCCGCAGATGCAACATGGCATCGTAATAGAAGTGGGCCGCGCGGCAACCTTTATGCGCTCGATGCAAGAATTTGGGGACAAACAACAAAACGTCGCGAGGACGCAGCTAATCATCTAGCGAGTTTTATAACAGAATGAACACAGTAATTTATCGTATACATTATGGATGGGAAATTCTTTCTAAATCAATAGAATTAATTTCCAATTGGGCTGATAAGATCTATGTGTGTTACGATCCAACGCCGTGGTATCGTTCTGAAACTGTTATGTATAAAGGTGAAGTAACAAAGATAATAAGACCTGAAAATGATTTACTCGCAATGGATAAATTTCATTGTGATAAAGCAACAGTGTTAGAACGTAACTTCGATACGCCGAAGAATCAATTTGGTGCACTCTTCAATGAATTAAACGAAGGACATCCAACATTGCTCTTAGAGCCAGATATGGTCTTTAAGAATTATACGGCTCTTAATGCACTAAAAGATGTACAGTTATTCAAACAGATTGAATTATGGAAGAATGAGGAATGGCGAATACCAGCTCGGAATAGAGTTGGCCCTGTATTAATCAATACAAACGCATCAATTCTAACACATTTCTCCAATGTACCTGTGGGCATAAAGAATACATATGTAGAAGATGAACATGTTTGGAACTATGGTTTTTGTGCTGATTATGATTTGATGTTATATAAGCATCTACTTGCTTTGGGTTTCTCCTCAGTTATTGGAGATTCTATACCATCTGAAACTTGGTTAGATGAGAAATGGCATCAATGGACACCAGACACTAAGAATCTCGAGATATCAGCTAATTATACACATCTAATTTCTCACGCCGCGAAAATGGAAAGTTAAATCAACATGCACAAGCCCTCAGAACAAGAACATAAATTTACATCCACCGGTATTAAATTCTGGCGTCACCAAGAACAGATGTTAAACTATCGAGTTGGTAATCCAAACACAGTGATATCAACACACATTTCTCCAGAAGGTGTGTGTAATCTTAGTTGTCCATATTGTTCGGTAACAGAGCGTGATATACACAACCGTATTGAAGTTGATGTTATCATGGATTACGTGTATCAACTTAAGGCGCGAGGATTGAAGGCCGTTATTCTAACTGGAGGTGGTGAACCCACCGCGTACAAAGAAATTAATGAATTGGTCCAGTGGCTGAAGAGCGAAGATCTTTCAGTAGCACTCATTACAAATGGCACACTCACCAAAAGATTAAAGCCCGAAACACTTAAATGTTTCTCGTGGATTCGAGTTTCAATCAATGCATTCGAGGGATGGGAAGACAAGATACAATTTCCATATCATGATCTAAATGATGATTGTGTAGTTGGTTGTTCAACTGTATTCACACCTCTGCATGAAAAGCCAGAAGAACTTTATGATGAAGTTGCATATTTTAACAAGTGTGCCAAGGTTGCTGATCGATGTGGTGCTAAGTACATTCGTGTATTACCCAATTGCTTACTACCACAGGATCAACTTATTGCTGAACATGCTCGACTCGATGAAGTGTTTACTAAGGTAGGTGACACTAGATTTTTTCATCAGTATAAACTTCATGGCGCGCCAAACTCTCCTACTTGTCACCAAGCATATTTTAGACCATATTTGAGTGAAGTTGGTGGCGGCATGGTTTTCCCTTGTGACAGTGTAGTGTTAAACGATGAATTAGCTCACTTCAATGGGATGTATTCGATCTGCGCAGCCGAAGATATTGGTGAGTTTATGGATCGCCGCATTCAGATGAAATTTGATCCACGTAAGGCATGCGCAGGGTGTGTATTCACAAAGAATGTTAACATGCTTGAAGATTGGGTGGTTGGTGGTAACAGCAAAGGTGATTTCGACTTATACAAAGAAAAATTAGTTCATGAGGAATTTGTGTAATGTATGATGCAGATTATTATGAAAGAGGTGTGTTATCAGGTAAATCTCTCTATGAAAATTATAGATGGATGCCTGAATTAACTATACCTCTGGCTCACCATTTTATTGAATTGCTCAATATAAAGAAAACTGATAGAGTTTTAGACTTTGGATGTGCCAAGGGATATCTGGTTAAGTCGTTATGTTTATTGGGAATAGATGCATACGGTTATGATGTGTCATCGTATGCACTCTCGACAGCACCAGCAGAAATCAGAGATAGATTATCTAATGAATTCAACACCCCAGATCGCTATGCTTACATCATCGCCAAGGATGTATTAGAGCATGTTGCTGAGGAAGAATTAACTTCGTTGCTCGAAAAATTCTACATTTCAGGAAAGAATTTGTGTGTTGTCGTTCCATTGTCTGATGATGGTGTTGAATACAACATAAAAGCAAATGAAAGAGATTTAACTCATGTGATTAGAAAACCACTAGATTGGTGGGAGCATAAGATAGAAGAAGCGGGATTTTTGATGGAAAAAGTTACGCATAACGTGGGTGTATTCAAACAGGGACAAGAATCAATACACCCACGCGGCAATGGCCTTTTAAAAGGTTATAAGCCTATCTAGTGTTACCGTAACTAATAACTTTATACTTATGACTCTTTGCGATTTGTCTCCAAGGATCTAGTACAACCGAATCTTCCCTGAAATCATAATCAACGAAATGATCGGGCCAACCAATGAGATATCCATCAACGCGGTCAGGAATATCATCGTCATAATAAACTGTATAACCAAACTTCTCTAGGTATGAACCGACCAGAATAGAAGGAGAGCCTTCGTTCTGATTAACACCAGGTTTGAAGCCCTTTCCTAAAATAAGAATATTACCGGTAATACGACGAGCTCCATTAGTTGCATAGATAGTATCAACTAAACAAAGCGCCATGTTTTTAGCCTGCCTCTCTCTTGCCACCATAATAGCGTTGAATAGATCATAGCCAAGATCTAACTTCTCGGCTAGAAACCGTAATGCGATATTGTCACGTGGATGGCACCCGCCGCCATCGCCAAGTCCAGGCGTCATGTACTTAGGTCCCATGATACGATCTGTAGACTTGGCGAGTGCATTACAAACTATTTCTGCATTAATCCCACCCAACTTCTCAGCAACATCTTGAATCATGTTAACCAAACAAAGCTTGGTGGTGATAAATGTGTTGTAGAAGATCTTCATGGCCTCAACTTCAGACCAAGTTCCTAACTCATAACGACAATCGTTCTCAACGAATGTGTTATAGAAGTTAATAAGAAATTCAGACTCCGGTGAAGGTAAACCATCCTTGGTCCCAATCATAATCATCTCGGGATTACGCATGTCATTCTTAACTGTACCCTGTGCAATGAGATAAGGATTATAAACAAAGCGACCATTCTTGATGTGAGGCGCAATACGTTCTTGCACTGTACCAGGAAGCATAGTAGAGATCATCACAATGATAGTGCCAGGATCTACTAAAGTATCAACTTCCTTGATGACACTCTCTGCAATACTGTAGTCGAAATCCATCGGTGGCAAATGAGTTGTCTCATGTCGTCCATCATAATCAGGATGATGCGGAGTCGGTACTGCAATGAATACAACATCCTTGCCGCGAACACACTCAACGAGTGATTCTCTCATAACTATAGAAGTAGTCTCTGGTGGATTAATGTCATAACCATCCACCAGATGTTTCTCGCCCATAACCTCGGCCGCATCTTTTCCGAGTTTCCCAATGCCCACAAATCCAACTTTTTTCATAATCATCTCCTATAGGCTACTTAAGAAACCTTTCCATTCATCCATACGAACATCCCAGTTATAGAAGTTATCAGCATAGTTCTTTGCAAACGCAATCTTTGCGATATGTGCTTCATGCCAGTAGTTTTCAATAACATGATTAAGTACCATTGCGAAATGTTGAGCATGTTTATTCATGTCTTCATCCCATTGATACATAGCCGCAAGACTAGCGGTTGTTTCGGGTAGTGCACCATAGTTAGGACACACGATAGAAACACCAGCACTCATTGCTTCCATTGCCGCAATACACGAAGTCTCGGCCCAAATGTTTGGATAAGCAAAGATGTGAGCACTCTCAAGCGCGGTTCGTACTTCTGCATTTGGAACAGAGCCGTGATAGTTAATACCAGGATGTTCACGGCATCGCTCATATAACGCTTCGTAAGGTTCATTTCGTTGTGGCCAACCGTAAATATCAAAGTTAGAGTAAACGTCAAGAACAATTTGATCACCGTAGTTTTCATACAGATGCTCAAAGACCGGCACCAGAAGTTCTAGACCTCGGTGTGGTGTTGTGTGATAGATAAGACGAAGAGGGCCATCCTTTTCTTTCTTACTCATTACATCAACATCGAATGGGTCGATAGCATTCTTAAGCACAATAGATTCTGCGTATGGTACACCCAAACCTAGAGTATACGTATTTTGCTGATAGTTTGAAACGAACACAAGCTTGGCAAAACGCTCGCGACTTGACTCATCTCGAAGGTGTAAGGACTCAGGGTCATTCCACATGTCGTGTAACCACAACACATTTGACTTATCTTCATCAACGTCCCGCACCCGCGAACAGATGACGTTAACCTTATCTTTAAGTTCTTGAGGAAGACCTTCCATCAAGCGCTTTTTCATCATTTCGGTACCACCAATTGCGACTGGATTATCGCCATTAGAATCAAATGGTGCACCGTTGTTATCCACAATACTAAATTGCATAGTCTACTCCATTATAGAATGTAAAAATCATTGTCTCTTGTTGATGGGATATCATTCACGTTAATCCCCATGATTCTATATATCATTCTTAGAATCATGCGCTCAGGAACATCACCCATTTGGGACACGACATAATCTACAATAGGCCAAGCCTGTTTTTCTCCCGCTGATAACTTATCTAACACAAGATTTTCCATACGGCTTTCACGTTCTTTTACCCGACGAGTGCGGGCAACATATTCAGTATCTTTCATTGTACTTCCCATTGTCCATCAGGTGTACGGCAAGCAGTACCAAATGAATCTTGCACACTACCCGCAACTCTTACTCTA